CCTTTGGTTCTTACCTCAGGAAGATCTCTCAAATTGCTTGATCCTGGTATGGTGCCAACAACATCAATGTTTTTTTCCTGTATGTCATGCACGTGATTCAGTATTTCACCAAATGTGAATTCTGATAATTGTGCATTGAATGGATTTACTGATAAGTTTTCAGGCACTTCATATAAACCAATACCGTCAACTTTTTTTGTTGCAGAATAAGTTGAAATTTTTACAATGTCATTTACTGCTAGATCTTTGTTGAAACTTACATATTTGTTTACAGTGCCGTCTGCCAAAGTGTAGTCAGTTGTTAAATCTTTTCTCACGTGATTAACATCCACTGACACTTCAAGATCTGTCAGTGACTTGCTGTTTTTATAAACATCTATTGGAAACAGTTTCTTTTCATCACTGGTTACAACAATTGTTTTTATTACTCGTTGTTTACTTTCTTCTTCTCTTTCGATCCAACCACTTTTGCTGTTGTGTGTTGTAAGTCCTGTTGTGTAGTGTAAATGTCCTGAGCCGTATTTTTTTGTAACAGAGTCATTGCCAGAGGTGTATGTAAATGAACCGCTACTTAAATCTGATTCAAAAACAATATCTCCAACATTGTTTATGGTTTTATATTTTATTTTTTTACCTAATACTGTGTCAGTGACACTGCTTGTGCTTGTGGCAAAGTTAAAAACTTTTGCTCCAGTAAATGTAGTTGTTGGATAAGTTGTTGTGTTTGAAAAACTAACATGATCTGAATCAAACAAATCAAACAATGGTTCTTGGTTAAGTGCAGTTTTTGTTTGCCCTACTGACCATGTCTTGTCTGTTGAATCATAGAAATAAGTTTTTCCTTGGTTGCTGGTACCCAGTTCAATAAAAACACATTCTTTGTCTGCTGGACTTGAATCCGCAGGTGCCGTTAGTGCTATAACTTTGCTTGAACCTACTGTGACAAAATTAACAACATAAATTCTATTTTTTACAAGTGTGTCTGTGTCAGCAGTAAACAAGACTCTCATTCCTTCTGCAAGACTTACACCATCAACAATGTAACCTGTTTTGTTGACAACATTTGAAAATACATCAGTAGTCACTGTGTCAACTAGTGTTACAGATTTTTTGGCCACTGTACCATGATTGTACAACGCTAGTCCTGAATCAAATTCTATAATTGGTCTTTTGGCTCTATCTTCTTCTAAAAGATTTGCAGTTGTTCCATTTGCAGTGGCAGTGGTTTCTAAAACACTTTTATGATACCATCTGTTGTATCTTGACCAAGCATTTTGATCAATTGAACTTCTGTTTATTGTGATATAATCTTTGTCTACAGGTCTGTAAAAACTGATCTGGTATGGCCTGTCATCGTATGGCACTGAGTCATATGTTTCTGTTGTTTCTGTTGCATACGATTCAGGAGTAATCAAATCTGCACTGTCAGTTAAAGTTATTGAATCTCCAACACCTTCCACATAAAATTGTTTTGTACTGTATTTGCTGGTATTGGTTACATTAGTTCCAAATTTAATTTTCATTCCATTTGACAACTTAACACCTGCTGATGTTGTGTAGTTTTTAGCACCTTCAATTTGATTTTCAACATCAATGTTTGTGCTACTGTCTATGGTTTCAATAGTCAATACACCATGCATGGCAGTGTGGTTTCCACACTGATAGTAAAGCACGTCTGGTGCGTCTGTTGGTACGACAAATTCCACTGTGCCTTTGTCTGTGCCGTTGTTGGTTACTCCTGTGCTGTAAATGACCGAAGTTGAACCATCTACATCAATACCTGTTTTGAAAGGTTCGGTCATTATGTAGAAAGGATGACCTGAAGCATTTACTATAAATTTGTAAGTGTTACCTCTGTACAATTTTAAAGTTGGATTGTCTGTGCCGGCTCTTGTGCTGAAAGTATATGCACCAGCGGCATTGTTAGCAACTTTTATTTCTGTTGTGGTACCTGTGCCTATTGTGTTTACACTGATTGGATTAGGTCCTTCTGGTAACCAATAGTATTCTCTGTAATTTACAAGTTTGTCATAGTCAATGGCTGGATTCCATGCATAGACTTTTTCTTTGTTAAGTCTGTCCTGGTTGTCTGTCAAGCCACCAAAAAATTTGATTTGATTTAGATAGTCATCATAGGTACCTGTAAACTTTACTCTGTCTTCAGGATTTACACTTGCAGTGTCTTTGTCAGTGTAAGTGACTGTTGGTTCTAGTTGATAATTTTTTCTATCTGTGCTTGTGGCACTGATGTATTTGTCTTTGGGATTTCTTGTATAAGCATATTCGTGTCCCACAAAACCGTCTAATCTTTGTAGGCTACCAGGTTGTATTAAAGGATCAATTGTGCTTGATAAAAATCTTTCGTTGGCGTCTGTTCTATAGAAACTTGGAAGATGACCAATACTTCTTCTTATTACGTTGCCATTTTTGTCTTTGTATTCAACGTTGTTTATTTGTGAATTGATTGCTCTATCTGCCATCTTTAGTATCCTGACCCGCTACTGCCTGAACTGGATGAAGAACCGCCGGAACTATATCCACTTCCTGATGTTGTAGAGGTCACTGATGATACTGCTGATGTAGATCTGCTTGTAGTTGTAGTTGATGTGGTTGATGTCACAACTGTGCCGGAAGCCGCAAGTTGGTTGGCGCCGAGTGCATCAATTATAGAAACATCATCAACGGTGGCCCCACTGATAAAAATTTCATCGCCTGCTCCAGATATCTGGAACAATGATCCAAAACTTTGTCCGCTTTGGTTTGGCACAATTACAACAGTAAGCAAATCAGGTGCTAGTTGTTGATGAATGTATGCCGCTAATTCTGTAAAGTAAAAAGTGTCACCAAAGTCAAAATTATCTAAAGCAAAAAATTCATTTAGTGCTTTAATTACTCTGGTCTGTATTATTGCATTTGTAACATTGCTTGAAGGATTTTTAACAACTTTAAATGTTGCTTGGAATTCTTCATCTGCTTTTGAACCAAACAGTATTTTGTATTTTACTGGATGGTAAACTATTTGATCTGAAAGACTTTTTAGAGGATTTAATGTGCCACTGTATGCTACTCTTAACTGATCAGATGTGGATGCTGTTGGCTTTGTACCACCGTCGCTTAACCATGTTCTAAATCTATTATCGTAGTTTCTTTCCAGCATGTACACATCAACTATGTTGCTTACACCTGGATCAATTCTTGTGTCTTGTCCTGCAAAATGTTTGTATTGAAAATCAATATTGCTTCTGCCCCGTTTGGCTTGATAATCTGTTGTGGTTGTCAAAGTAATTGTAGATGAATCATATTTTTTGATTACATTTTCTGATTCATCATAGAAATAAAACAATTGGCCATTTGTGTATGTGCCAGGAAGTGTTATGTCTGCTTCCTTTTGTGAAACAATAAAATTTGTTGAAGCATATGGTCTAAATCTTTCTATGTTATTGTAAGAAGAATACTTTTCAAAAAACACAAATTTTGTTGTTGGCGTTGTGTCTGGTTCCACAATGATATCAAAAATATCAGGATTATCAACAACTCCGTCGTCGTCTGAGTCATAGAATCCAACTTTAACTTTTCTGTTGTCTTGATAACCATCATTTTCTTCCACTGTGTCAACAACTTGCCAGTTGATTGGATACCCCAAAGCAGTGCTTGAACTTAAAACTAAATTGTTCTTAAGAACTTTTACAACATCTTTAACTGCTTGTCCTGTTTTGTAATCATAAATTTTTTCAGTTTTGTCAAAGTAAAATTTGTTTTGTGCTTCTGATTCAAAAATATAATTTAGTGTTCTGTATGTGACTGTATAGGTATTTCCATCATTTGTAAATTTAAAGAACCAACTAGCATCTAAATTGGTTGATGTTGAATCTCCTGCAAAGTTCAAACTAAATGTGTTTGACGCACTTAGATTCGCAGAAGTGATCACAACCCATTCACCGGTATTTTCATTGTATCTCAAACCAAACTCTTCAAAAGCATCTATTCTATCGATGATATCATTTTTCAAAGTTGTAGTCATTGTTGTTGTGAATGGAGGAAATATAGCATTCAATACTGCATTTGCTGGCACTATGTTATTAAGTGTAATTGGTCCAACACCTGATTCTAAGTTTCCTTCACCACTGTTTGAACCATCACCAACAACTCCAGAAATTTTTGCCCATAGTCTGTCTTCCGCATTGTCTGTGCCTGAAGTTACTAGTTTTCCGTTTAAAAATCCTCTTGTGTCTGGTGATGTAAATTTAACTAATGATCCAACTTTTGCAAATTTTAAGTTAGATGTGGCAAAGTCACCAACTGCTAAAGGACCACCTGAAGTGAAATATCCTGTATTTGTGTTTGTGCCTGTGGTTGTTGAATTCCAACTTGCTGTCAAAGAACTTAGATCTTTTGTTCCGTATTTCAAATAAAAGAACTGTCTGACTTCTGCATCTTTTAATCTGGCTTCAACACTGGTATTGATTGTATCTAAAATTTCGTTTTTGTTTGTAAATGTAAATGTAAATGTTGGTGCAAGTTCTTCTCTGTATAAAATTCCATCATCTGCAAAAGTTGACACATTACTATATGCTCCTGTTGGATCAATAATTTCTTTTGCTCTTGATATACCTGATGCTGTTCTGTTCACTGATTTTACTTTGATAATATCTTGAGAAGCACTTAAAGGAACTACATTGTAGTCCTCTGCTGTGATCATTCTATTTTGTGAATAATAAACTTGCGGTGCTTTTTCTTTGATAGAATCATTTGACTCTGTTGCTGATGCATTGTAAATTGACTGTTGCAAAGATGCTGTCACAGTCAAAGTTTGTGGAGCACCATTCTTGTCATTGTAACCAATGTTAAAAGTTATGCCTGATAAATCTGTAGGTTGTATTGAAAAATTAGCATTGTCAGAAGTTCTGTAGTATGCTCTAAATGTACCTGATGGAATATTTGAAAAATTGCCGTCACCAAATACTAAATCAACATTATCGTTGTTTTGTGTTACAACATTGTAGATGTTTCTTTCAGTTTTTTCTAAACTATTGTATATTGCATTGTTGCCAACTGTTGATGGAACCTGTTTCCATAAATTTTCCAATTGGCCAAAATCATCTAATTCATATAACCAAACATCTGTGTTGTTGATGTTGTCCACGTTCAATGGTTGCACAAAATTTGTGGTTGGATTGTCTACGCTAAATTCAACATTGCCTAATGTGCCTTGTTTGAACAAAGCAAAAAATCCTGTGTTGGCTGAATTGTCGCCTGCGCCGTCTGTTCTGTAAACGTATGTGAATCCTCCACCTGGTATTGGTGTGCTTTCATAAATGCTTTCTGAGTCTTGTATTGTTGCTGGTACTATTTCAAATACTCTGTCAACTCCGCTTACACCTCTTCTAAAAGAAAAAATTGGCAAGTCTGTGTTGTTTGAATTTGAAGTGTATATTTCAGTTTTGATTCCACCAATTGTGTCAGACTCTTGTGGCTTTCCAAAAATTTGTCCACTTACATTAGCCGCGTTCAATATGTTTATAAATTGTTCTCTGTAATTTGCATTTGTGCCATCGTTCCATAACACAGTGATGTTTGCAAGATCTGTTCCAACTGAATCAGTAACATTTTCTGTTGTTGACACAGAAGTAAATTTTAACAATCCTGTGGCAGGAGTGTTTCTTTTAACATTGTAGTTGATTAGTCTGGCTAATCTTAAAATTGAATTTCGTCTTTCTGCTGTTTCTAAAAAGTTTTCTCTGGCATTTAAGTCTACTCTAAATGACAATGACTGAGCAATGTAGGCAATTAGATCCAAAAGTGCAACATATTCTGAACTTTCAATGTAGTCGTTGAAATCGTCTGGGTAGTTCTCTCTGAGATAGGCCACCATAGTTCTTCTTATTGTTTCAAAATCGTAGGATTTGAAATCTGCCTGCTGAAATGCAGTGTAGATTTTTCGCCAATCTTCGGCAACTAGTAATCGGTTTTGTCTATCTGTTGTGGCCATACAAATTTGTATGGGTATTTATAGGATTAATAAAGTGCGTATATTAAGATAGACGCAAAGTGGAGTCTTGGTCGAATGAAAAGGTCAGTTTTTCCACCACATTGTAAGGCACATACTTTATAGTTGCCTGTACACTGATGCCATGGTCAAACTCGCTTACCACAATATCTTCTGTGACTAGTCTTGGATCAGCATTTAAATTTGCAGTAATATCGTCTGCAACTGCTTCTTTGAGAGCATCTGTTAATGGTTCAAACAGCACATCATATATTATTGTGCCAAATTCTGGGTTTTCAATTCTTTCACCTTTTCTCACAGACAGTCTGTTTATGAGATCCTGTTTTATCAAAGCAAAATCATATAACTTATAGTTGTTCTGTTCTGCTCTAGAACTGAATCCTTTAAAAACTGATCTACCTGGTATGTAACCTGTTGCCATTGTTAAAATCCAAATTTCTTACCTATACTTTTGACCACTGAGCCAACTTTGTTGATCGCTGATCCTACTGTACTTACCGCACTTGTAACCTGTGTTACTGAGGTTACATTGCCACCAACAACATTTTTATAAGTTTCAGTCACTTTGGAAACATTGTTGTATGAGTTTGTTACTTTGCCTAGACCCGGTACAATGCCTTCAATTTGTTGTCCACCACCTGTCAAAAGTGTGCCAACTGTGTTTACTGTGTTGATAGCAGTGCTTAACTGTCCTGACCGTTTGTCCACACCTGCAGTGCTGAATGTTTTTGAAATACCTTTTGTATATAACACGCCACTTTCATTAACAAGCACAGTGGTCAAGTTGTCAACATTGTTTGTCTGTATGCTTGAAGTAATTGTGTTGTAAGTTTCAAAAGCACCTTCCGACAAAGTGAGATATCCTGTTGTGTCTTTGGTTAAAAAAGTTGATGACTTTGTTTTATTGAAACTTTCAATAATATCTTTTTTAGGCTTGGTTGCGTCAGCGGCTATTTTGGCATCTAGGTCTGCTTTATATTGTGCCCACCTAATGCTTACTAAATCAGCATTTCTGTTTGCATTTTCTATAAATCCAGGAGTATTAATATCTGTAGTTGTTCCCACAGAACCAAACATTGGATTTAAATCTTGGTGTCCATAAAAAGGTTCATGTGTAGGCACTCTCATGCCTGACATACCTGCAACTGCTCTGTCAACTTTATATAAAGTATCCAGCGGTTGTAAAGTAACATCTGGATGAGTTGTAAGTGCTGTACCTGTACCTGATGCAGAATTATATGTTGTTCTCTGTAAACTAGGCACTAGACCAGATATCACACCAAAACTGTTAAAGTGTACCTGTCCGCCAATTAAATCTGTTCTTGTTGCACCCTGTTGTATATTTCTTTGACCTGCATCAGCAACAACATTTGTTGATGCTTTGGTGTAAACATTTGTACCTTGAATCTGCACATCGTCTGTGGCAATCTGTTTAATGCCGCTACCATCAATACTGACCAATCCTGTTTGTTCGTTTGCTTTGATCTTAACACTTTTGTTAGCGTACATATTAATATTTCCTTCTGCATGGAAATTAATATCACCACCTGATCTCAAATTGTATCCTGTCTGTGCATACACATCAACCATACCATTGTTTGAAAACTCCATCCACACAGTGCCATCAGCATTTGCTAGATACACAACACCTGCTGTGTCATGCATCAATAACTGATGTCCGGAACTGGTTCTCAATCTCACCAGTTGATTATCACCATTGGCATCTCCATCATCCATAACAAAAGTGTGTCCGGCCAGTCTTGTTGTCTTTTTTGGAGTCAAGTCATCCAAAGGACCTATCTTGTCTGTTTTTGAACTTCTTTTATCTATTGGTCCTGGAGTACTAATTCCAAATACATTGCTGGGAGATTCACGTCTGGCACTTGAAGTTGTGTTACCTCTCACATCATCAGTGATTAGACCTTGATTTTTTAGTGTGTCTGCAAAAGGATGAATTGGCTTTTTCAAATTGTCAAAACCTAAACCTGGTGCTACATCAAATATACCTCTGTTGGTTTCTGCTACAGGAACATTTTCCTGTCCATATTTTTCTGTGATGCTTGGTCCAGCACTGAATCTTTCTCCAATGTCATTGTTGCTGTAAGATTTGTCACTACTTGCAAGTCCTGGTGTCATGTGATTTATGAAAGGTTCCTGAATACAACCAATCCAGTATGCTTGAGTAATTTTTCCTTCCGCAAAAATAACTAGAACTTTTGTGTCAATGTCCGGCGGAGTCATCCACATACCATAAGAGTGTTGTGTGTTTTCATACAAGGTTGGCGTGGTTTCGTTGACTGCTCCTGGACTTTTGGCTCCATAAAAAGGTGCAAGATAATCACAAGTGATCAATTGGTCTGTTGGCACGTTGTCTGCGCCATGTATCGCAGGCACATAAACACCTAATCGTCCCATTCTTGTTTCGTCTTGATTTACTTTTACAACTGCAATGTACGGACCTGCATTTAAACTTGTGTAAGTATCATCACTTTTATTTTTTTGTGTTGATGTAAATCCTTGATTAATTGCCATTATGCCGCTCCAATGTCAAAGACATCTTCTGTTTGTGGTGTGGTACTATTAGATTTTGATCCACTCCATTTTAATTTTGCTGAAACTTTCTTTTGATTGTTACATCTTGCCATAGTCAACGTCTGTGTAAACTGTCCTTGATCAAAATTACTTTCTGTTCTTACAATTCTATATAAGCCTGTAAACTGTGGTGTGGCTTCTGAATTGAATTTGTACAACGCTGTGTTTTCATCAAAATCACTAGGAAATTTAAAATTTAATTGTACAACAACTTCGCCGTTGTCAAAGTTAAATGCTCCTAGTTGAGGATCCCATACATTACGTCCAATCTTTGCTCGTATTGTTGACCCTTCACCAACCTTGAACGGTATAGCATAGTCGTGTCCTAAGAAAGCAGGATCACCCATTATTTTCATTTCCACAGTGACCATGTCACCTTGTGGATTTACAAGATAATCATATTGTGCATCTGCAACCGATTGTATTGATCCTGTTTCTTCATTCTGTGGTTGAATGTTTGGATTTTCTGTGTTCAGTGTTGTTATGTACTGACTCAAAGGATGTAGCGGATCTGCTGTGTAAACTTTGTCACCAAAAAATGCTCTAACTTTCTTTTTTACAGCACTGATTAGTTTTTTAGGAAAACTTGCATCTGATTTTCGTAATACTGCTTGAAAGTAACCTGCATTGTATTCAACGTTAAGATCTAAAATATCTAAATTTTCTCCTGTGTAAATGTAGTTGAACTTTCTTCTGATTGCGTTCCTGTAGTCAAAACTGAAACCAAAACCGGCTTTGACAAAATTCAATATGTGAATTTTGAATTCTTTAATATGAAATCTGATTGTTTTTGGATGTTGATTTAAAATGTCGTCTTTTTTTGTGTCTTCCTCAATTGTTGTCACAATTTTGTACCAACTCACATACTGTTCTTCTTCTGATATTAGTTTGCCTGCCGCACTGGCTTTGGCTTGTCTAAATAAAATTTCTTCAATATTGTTGTATTTGTCATACTGTCGCACAAGATCTTCTAATATTTTTGCAATCGAATTGTTTTTGTCGTATCTCACAGGAGAAAATCTGGCAACCTTGAAACCAAAAAGTCCGCTGACAGGATATTGATTATCTGAATTGGATTCTATTTTTCCTATTTCAGGATCTGCTGTAATTTCATATTTGTCTGGATGTAGTCTTAGACCTTTTTTGACTTCATTTTCTAGCATGTCGTTGTTGAGGTCATCAGCAAATTTTTTCAGTATTCCGTTTAGTCCGTCGCCTCTTTGACCATTAATCTGTCCGCCTGTACGGGTATATAAAAATGCATTTATCATTGCAAACTCTGTCCATGGATATGCTTCAACTGTGTATGTTGTGCTACCTGCATTCATTTGCAAAGAAGATTTGCTTAATCTAATCGGATATGTTCTTTTTGGTACAGGATTTGGTAGTGCTATACCATTGCTGTCATAGCCTTTGAATTCAATTGTCAAAAGAAAAGGTGCATTTGTATGATTCATGTAACCGTTGTTGAAAGCGGCCGCCCTACATTTTTCCCAAAACGTAATACCGTTGGGTTCTTCCAGTTGCATTTCAATTTTGGTATAATTCATAAGTTTTCTGAATTCGTTGGGCCTTGGCACACTGTTTATTGACACACTGTTAAAATATATGTCTCTGCCTTTGCTTAAAATTCTCTGTGAACCTGACACCCTGTCTGCAACAGTAGTGCCTGTGATTCCGTATACTTTTCCTGCAATTTCCTCTCCTGTATTTTCTGCCACAACAGTGTTGCTGACATTGGGATCACCTATGCCACCTGTTCTAGCAATAATATCATGTGGTGTGTCAGTAGGAATGTTGTCAGGATTATCTAGTTGGCGTCTGCTTAATGCACTCAAAGTCAACACATAGTTGTAACTTGCAAATTTATGAAGAACATTTTCTTCAACTAAAGAATTAGTTCTGTTGTCTGCAACTGTTTTTGGTTCAATATGATCTGCCATTTTATATTCCTAGATCAGTTTTCAAGTTGCTTAACTTTGGCAATTGAATTGTGACTCCAGGAGCAAAATCGTAGATCGGATCTTCTATTTCGTTAGGATTTCTCTGAGCAAATACCCACCAAAGTCTTGGAGAGCCATACAAGTCATATGCCAACAGGTCTGGTCTGTAAGCGTAAATTTGATCAATTGTGTAAGACACATCATCGGCTTCTGCTGTTATTGTTCTTGGAGTATAAAAATCCAAACTGATGTTGTTTTGACCAGTTGCATAGTAAGGTGATGTGTTTGAATAATCAGCCATTAAATGAATCCTATACCTTCAGGGTTTTTTCCGTCAGCGCCAAAGTTACTCAACTTGCCTTTAACAAAGTCGCTCATATTAAAGTTCTTAACTGTATCTCTGCTGTAGACTGGTTGAATCTGTACTGTGATTGTACTCAAAGTTGGTGCCCAAGTTTCTGGTATTGCACTGTTGTAGTCAAAACGCACAGTGCTTGTTTGTCTAATTGCGTTTTGCACGTCTAACTTGACACCTGGTCCTTGAGCAGTTGAAATATAGTCAACGTCTGATCTAAGTTCACAAGTCCAGTTGGTCACAATAACAGGAATATTTTTGAACACATGATTTCCATAACCATTGAATTTTAAGATTGGTGGCGGATTACCTCTGTTTCCGTCATTACCTCCAAAAAACATTTTTGTCACTGCTCTTAAGAAATGTATAGTGGCCACCCATTGTGCGGCATCTGATTGATTCTGCACCGGAAACTCACCCACAATGGTCATGTTTGCTGGCTCTGAATTTTGATATGCATAGTAAGGATAGTTTGCATGTGTTGTTGCCAACTGTGAATAATTTGCTGTGTGTTGAATTATAACCGATGGTGTGATTGGAAAAACTATTCCACCTGTTTCTGCCAGCGGACCTAAAATTTTGTAATCTTGTCCATTTGCAGTTGTGTTATTATTTTGGAAAAACATAGTGTTCAAATCACTACCTGAAGGAATGGTAAGTTTCACTCTCCAGTCGGTAGCACCATTACGTGTGGTCCATTTGGCTGTTTGTGGTGTGCCTGAGTTAATAAGACCTTTTTCAGCACCTTTGTTGAGTCCAGCACCAAAAAGCCTGCCAATTGTTCTGTTGAACACTCCTTTGGCCACAGTACCCACTGATTTGCCAAGTGTGTTTTCGTTTCCTGTAAAAGGTTGTGTTGTCATAAAAAATATCGTATAATAAATGATATTTATAGGCACAATAATAGGCGCATTTAATTAACATAACGGCCCATTTTACAGCACATTTCAACAGACCTGTTTGTGGTCATTCTAAACTTAAATTGAAAGAGAATTATGAAAAGAGTGAACTACTTAAACAACCGAGATCTGCTGAAACAGATACATCTCAGCAAGAACACATATTGTTCCTATGTTGCACCTGAAGACAACCAATACGATATAATTGTCACAGACATCAAAAAAATCAAAGGTCCAGCCATAGCACTGGCCAGAAAAGCCAGAGCAAAAAGACTAACACAACAGGCATGGGAAACTGCCAAAGCAGAAGGTGGCAGAAAGAAAAACAAATTAAAAATGAGCGACTTTGAAGTTTCAACCAGAAAGATTGACAAAACAGATCTTGTGTTTAGAGTTATGACATTTGATCACATACCAGAAGAGCCTGGCAGAAAAAACAATCCTAAGACTGTGGCAGACAGACACGTCAAAGTAAACTTTCCTCCGTTCCAACATTATAGACTAGACAAAAAAGGCAAACTGACATGTGTAGGAAAATCACACTGGGTTGGCGGAATGCAAAACGGTGCTTTCAAACACACACAAGGAAACATCACTGCTGAACTGGCAAAGATGTACATGAAACTGTGCGAAAGATACGGCACAAGATCCAACTGGAGAGGATACACATACAACGATGAAATGCAGTCACAGGCACTGATGCAATTGAGTCAGATAGGATTACAGTTTGATGAATCAAAATCAGAAAATCCATTTGCCTACTACACAGCGGCCATCACAAACAGTTTCACAAGAATCTTAAACATTGAAAAGAAAAATCAAAATATCAGAGATGACATAATGGAACAAAACGATTTGATGCCGTCCATGACCAGACAGATGAGTGAAGAAATGGAAAGACAAAAGAAAAAAATTAAAGAAAACACAACACCAGTGAGAGTGGCCACCAAAACTTCAATGGCGTTGTTCAACAAGCACATGAAAAAAACTGGCAAGGCAGATTACAGTCTACTTAAATACAAGGAAGTAAAAAAGTAATGGCATTTTTTAAAAAAGTCGCTTGTTTTACAGACATCCATTTTGGGATGAAAGGTAATTCAAGAATTCACAACGACGACTGCGAAGCATTCATATACTGGTTCATAGATCAAGCCAAAGCACATGGCTGTGAAACTTGTATATTCTTAGGCGACTGGCACCATCACAGATCCAGCACAAACGTTTCCACAATGAACTACACAGTTTCCAACATGGAAAGATTGGGTCAAGCATTTGAAAAAGTCTATGTGCTAATGGGCAATCACGATTTATTTTACAGAGACAAAAGAGAAATAAACTCCATGGAGTTTATTAGAAACATTCCAAACATACACATTGTGAATGAATGGATTGAAACAGAAGACGTGGCACTGATTCCATGGATTGTGCAAGACGAATGGAAACGTATACCTCAAATGAAACAGCGATATATGTTTGGACATTTTGAATTGCCTTATTTCCAAATGAACGCCATGGTTGAAATGCCAGACGTGGGCGGAATAAAAGCAGAACATTTTGTTAACCAAGAATATATGTTCACAGGACACTTTCACAAAAGACAAGTGAGAAACAATATCAGTTACATGGGCAATGCTTTTCCACACAACTATGCTGATGCCGGAGACGATGAACGAGGCATGATGGTTTTAGAATATGGTGGTGCACCCAAATATATCAATTGGCCAGACATGCCAAGATACAGAAACTACAAAATTAGTCAACTGTTGGCTGATCCAGAAGCATTACTAAAAGAAAAAATGTATGTGAGAGTCACACTTGATATCAAAATAAGTTATGAAGAAGCAAACTTTATTAGAGAAACATTCATTGACAAATACAAATTAAGAGAACTACAACTGATTCCAGAACAAGTAAATCAAGCACAGGAAACTACTGCTGTGATTGAAAAATTTGATAGTGTGGATCAAATAGTTGTAAAACAATTGGAAAGTGTAGATTCACAAACATATGATAAAAAAATACTGATGGCAATCTACAACAACTTAGACGTAAAAAACTAGGAGACTTATGGAACTTGTAAAACTGATTGAACAATGGCACGAAGACAGAAACTTAATTGCTGGTAGCACAGACAAAGATCAAGTGTTGAAACTTGTACAGGAACTTGGTGAACTGTCTGATTCTGTGTGCAAAGAAAAAGATATGAGAGATGATCTCGGTGACATGTTGGTGGTAATGATCAACATAATGAAAAGAAACAACATAACAATAGAAGAATGTTTACAAAAAGCCTATGATGATATCAAAGACAGAAAAGGCAGAATGGTAGACGGTATATTTGTAAAAGAGGAGTAGACTTGTTAACAATAAAAACACTTACAGTTAAGAATTTTTTGAGTGTGGGTAACCAGACACAGGCCATTAACTTTGAAGGCAAAAATCTAGTACTAGTACTGGGAGAAAACATTGATCTTGGTGGCGATGATGCAGGTGCTAGAAATGGTACAGGTAAGACCACAATAATAAATGCAATCAGTTATGCACTGTTTGGCGATGCTCTCACACAAATTAGAAAAGACAATCTTGTAAACAAAACCAACAACAAAGACATGTTGGTAGCAATTACTTTTGAAAAGAACAACAAAACATACACAATAGAAAGAGGTAGGAAGCCTCAAAAATTAAAATTTTATATCAATGATGTTGAACAAGACAGCAATGAAG